AATAATCATCAACTGATTACCATAAGGAACTGCTGCATACTCCCAATCTTTTCCAACCACAAATCCTAGTGGTCCTGGTTTAGGATCCAGAATGTTTGATTTAGTTGGTTGACTCATCGCTTCACCACAGAATCCAGAAGTTCACCTTTCTCAAAGACAGTATTGATGACATTCTGCAACTTCTTCTCAGTTGCAATACCAACATTGGAGTAGACAGGAACAATGCAGAGACCAAATGTTTTGTTTGGTGCAATGCGAAGAACCCTGCCAATGGTTTGTGTCATCTCAATCACATCCATGTTGCGAAGGAAGATAACTGCCTCCAGTTCACTCACATTGATACCTTCAGACAGGATGGAGCGATGGAGAACAATAAACTTCTTCTCAGGATCTTTACCCCAAGCATTGAGAGTGTCAAAGAACTGCTCACGATTAACCTTCTTACCATCAATCACAGCACCAGTCTTAGAGGTGATGTAGAGGTAGGAATAACCACGACATTCCAACTGGAACCCAAAGTCAGTTTGCGACATCAGGTTGATAAGTTGCCTGGAAGTCTTGACACAAACCAGGATCTTCTTGGTGCCATACTCGTCAATGGTCTCCAGAACATTGCCAGAGTCACAGTCAGCAGTAATCTGCTTATTTGCCAGCAGTTGAAACTTCTTTGCCTTCACTTGAGGAGGAATGATGTAACCACCTTCCACCAGTTCAGGTGCAGAAACACGACAGATGATGTCACCATAGACATCATAATCATTCATGCCAGGTTTGGCAACAGTAACAGAAGTGCGACGAGTAGCAGTGAAGAAATAGCAGCGGTTAGCATGAGCAGAGAAATGCTCTGTGGCAGGAAAGAAGTGACGCTGAACAGAGTTATGTGCCTCATCAAAGTAAATGGTATCTACATCAATTTCTGCTTCCTGAAGACGATTCAGGGAGTTGTAAGTAGTGAAGATCAGTTGATGCTTACCTGCTGCAATGCAAGCAGCATTGTGTGTCTGAATCTCAGTCACTTTGGTAGTGCTGAAGTGATGAGTTTCACCACTGTGGACGTGCATCACTTCCACATCAATGATATGCTCAAGAAACTCAGAAGAGAGTTGCTCAGCAAGCAAGATGCGAGGAGCAACAACAACAATGGTCTTTTGAGTTTTTGACTGGAACTGACGAACAGCATCCATAATGGCAACAAGAGTCTTGCCGCCACCAGTAGGATAGATCACTTGACCTTTATCATTCACAGCAAGTGCATCAACACCACGTTGCTGATGAGGACGAAGAGTTACCATTAAGAATCAATCAGTAATAATAGAATACCCCATCAACTAGCAAAAGTCAATGGGGTGTGTGCCAGTTTATCAGTCGTCAGCAGGAGCAGTAGCAGCAGACTTGCCAGGTTTTGCAACCATACCATTCTCAAACCAATAATTAACAAGTGCCCTGCGCAACTCTAGCAACTCAGCATAACGGTCTTTCTGCTCTTGAGTCCACACAAGACCTTGCTTTTGTGCAACTTGAGTCTTCAACTCAAGCATTTCTTTAACAATAGATGAGGAGTTCATAATGTTCATAATGATGTGTCTTACACTATAGGGACAGTTTGGAGGTTACTAACATTAATTCCCAGAGAGTTAGAGACCCAGAGCACGCTTGGCTTCGGTCTGCTTGTCATAGCAATACTTCACCATGCGGTAGTTGGTGCCCCACTTGGCGATGCAATTTTGTTTGATCGAGTCATCGTCTGCGATTTGAGATTCTACGCGGTAAGAAGCAGGAACCACAGTCGGCCAGTTTCTAGTCTTCCAAACCTTGCCTGCCAATCCACAAATTCGACTGCCGTTTTTGTTGACTAGCCCATTGGACTCGGCCGTGATCATATTCCCCTTGGAAATCAAAGCCCTACGCTCTTGATCCCCTGCAAGGGGGTCAAACATTTGCAGGCGGTGCTTCTCTTTGAAGTCGGCACTTTGAATTAAAGCGTCGCAGGCTTTGCCATATTCTCCTGCCTTAAGAAACTCTACAGCAGAAATTTTGTAGGTGAGGTTTTGCTTGAGAAGATCAGCCTTAGAGCTTGGAGCTGCGTCGGCATGAAGGGGGGTCGCAACAAAAGCAGCGCCTGCTAAAACGTGAAGAGCGAGTTTTTTCATGAGTTCAGTGGTTACACTGTAGGGACACTTTGGAGGTTACTAACTTTATTTCTCTGAAGATTTGAACAGAGTAATATTGTTATACTGCTGGGGATACACAATCAACCTAGCAGGATTTACACCCTCAACCTCATCCCAACGAACAACAACATATTCATTATCTACAAAATCTATGATACCAGTTCTTTCTTTGTAGATGACCTTTGTTCCTTCAGAAAAACTCATAGTAATATTTTTCATTTATTCAAAGCACACCATTTATTAACAGATGGTCTTCCAAGTTTCCAATCAACACCAGGACATTCCTTTGATAAGGTTGTTTGTTCTCCATTATACCACCATCTTTTACCAGTTTGTAGTGGAGGTTTAATATGTTTTTCTTTAAGAGTTTTACTAATTTTTTTAGAATGTTCTTTTGTGTAGATATGTTTTCTTCCTTCATATAATGCTTCCATATGTTCTTTGGTGCGAATAACATTTACAGTTCCTACTCCTCCATTAGTTCTATTATAGAGAATACCTGTGCCAATATCCTTTCTACCAAAAACATTAATCATATAGATTTCATGTCTAAAGGCATCATCTTCATTATCAAATGATTTAAGAAGTAATCTTCTTTCTTTAGGTGGAATACCACAAGGTTTCCCACTCTTATCATTTATTCTATATCCAGTTCCTTTGCCTATGTAATAGGGAGTTTTATCTTCTCTCAAATATGCGTAAGTATAATACATTTGTGCCTTGGCGTGACTTATGTATCTATTATACCATATTAAGGGGTCTTACACAACTATAATCCGCCAAGACACAAGTTGATGCCCCATTATTATGCGAATGCTGCCATAAGTGGATTAAGATTTAATACCATGGCACTATAAGGAGTTGTTTTATCAATATCAACTCGTTTTCCTATAGTTTTACTATTCACAGGAGAATAATACTCACATTTCTTATCTGACCAGAAACCCCAAATAGTTCTCACAGGTTTTCCATTATTATAATCATATTTCCTGTGATCACGTAACCAAATAGAAATTACATTCCTCTTAAACTCTTCAACCTCATAAGTATAGTTCTCAGGTGGTTTATGAGGAAAATCAACAGGAAGTTCAATCATGTAAGGAAAGAAGTAACTACCTTAGATTCTACATCATCAATGATATCATACTTATCACATTTGCTGATATTTTCCCTCAGTTGACCATAATGTTGAGGATATTGCTCATCATCTTCTTCTGTAATAAGATCAAAGCACTCCTCATCACTTTCTGCGATTACATTCCAAACACCACCATATTCTGATTGTGGGAAGGGAACAAAGTGATCAACAATATAGAGAGTTTTAGTCATTTACCTTTTTGGATTACTCCTTAATTTTAGTGTAATTATTAGTGCCTGTCAAGTTAGAAAGTTGCCTCTCAAACTCAAATTTAAGAGAAATAAGATGAGAAGTAAGGAACCTTTCATACTCATTTCCCTTAACCAGATTTGTGATGTTATCTATTTGATGAAGAGCAAGAATAAGTTTAACTTCTTCTTTCATGCAAACTCCATGATGTAGTAATCAAGATCAACACCAATCTTTTCAGATTCCTCAGCACAATGACTCAGGAATACTTCAAGTTCATCAGTGTCCATTTGTTGCAGTTGTTCATCAGTCATTTTTGAAATTTTCCATTAACAAAATTTGCATAGGAGAACTGCTCCCTGTCCACGAGTTTCATCATACCATACTTTGTGGTCATAACAAACCCCTCCTGGTTCACTTGCTCACCATCAATATAAGACTTGGGGCAGTTGTAGACTATGAAACTCTCCATGAGTTCATGCTTCATTTCAATCACCATCAGATACAGATTGGCAAGTTGAAGTGAACCAAGAATACCAATCAGATCAGCATCACTGATACCCTGACCATTGCGAATCAGTGCATTGATGTTCTGCTTAGCAATCATTGCCTCCTTCTTAGTGAGGAAAATACTGCTATCCATTTGAATCTTAGGTGCAGTGATGTTAGTGGCAATCTTATCAACAAAAGGTTGCACAAACTTGCACTTACTGGTGCTAATCATCTCACCAGTGATGGGATGTGCTTCCATCTCAGGAAGATACTTTCCAGTGTAGTAAGTATGAGGAGCAATGACAATGTTCTCTTCCAAAGGTTCAGAGAACTTATAGGTAATAGTGTTGGGTTTGAAGGTATCTAAACCAGTAGCAAAACCAATCCAATCACCCTGAAACACTCCCTCAGTGCGAGGAAGATAATCAAGGCAAGCAATCAGAATCTGTGCAACACTGTGCTGATGCCCAAAGTAAGTAAAGACATCATCTTCATTATAGCAGATGCGAATCTTTTTCTTATTAAATGCTGCCTTGGTGCATACAAAGAATTGCTTAGTTTCAGGATGAGTGCCCCACACAATAGCAGGAGCACCATCAATCTTCACACTGATGTGAGCATCAGAATAAAGTGCATCAATGGCAGAAAGATCACCAGTCAGGATGAGATCTTCAGGGTGCTCCAGATGAGTGTTTGGCATAATGATTGGTCTCTTCACCTATAGGACAGTTTGGAGGTTACTAACAATAATAGCAACAAAAAAGAGGGTCTAAGCCCTCCTTATGACACTTATTTGATTGTCACTCAGTCATCATAGACTCTACATTCAAGAGCATTGGGATTTGCATCACAGAAGAGTTCTAATGGTGTAGGATCATGTTGATCATCTGGATGATTTTCTTTATATGATTTAAGTGCTTCCAGTTCTTCTTCAGTATGTCTACGTGCTTGTGGAGAAATAGTTGGATTATTCAAAATTTCCTCATCCTTTTGGATGTGTTGATCGATGTTATCCATTGTTTTGTATCGTGATGTATCTATTTATTTTGAGATTGGTAAACTATCAGACTTTCCTTCAAGAGTTCTTACCATCAATTCTGCAAACTTTTCCATTTTCGCAGCAGAAACTGTCTGTGGATAGTATGTGATAGCATCTTTAAGTGCTACCAATTCATTCCACTCATCATCAGTGAGATTTGTTGTGCCTGCCTTAGGAAGTGTCATCTTTTGTGTGCTTTTCCTGACATTCTACAAGTATTTAACTGCAAATGGTCAGTTCTTAAGATTGTTTTTATAGTGTTGTTACCTTACTTTACATGTTATTGAAGAAGGATCCAAACATCCCACTATCACCACCTTTGCGATTCTCCAGCATATCAAGAACCTCATCAGCACTTTTCAGTGTTTCAATTTGCTGAATCATTTTTGCAATTTCTTTACATACAAATGGTTTCTCTTGACGAGCAGAAAATGCCAAAGCATTCCTGAGACTTTGCTCTGCATCTCTGAGACTATTAGATACTGATTCAGATAGTGCCATAGGTCGTCTTTCCTTCTAGTAGATTAAGTAGTTCTTGATTCTTCTTTAGATACTTTTGATGGTAATCAATATTTTCACATACAGATTGCTTAAAAGTATAATAAATTTCTTCAGCAGTTGCATCGCCATCTAAAACATCACAAGTCCAGTCACGAAACTTTTCTAGTGAATACTTTTTGTAATTAAATTCAGATTCCATCGCCATTTAATCCTTTCAATTCATTATAGATGATATCAATTCTAGCGTCAAGAGAATTGGAAATTTCATATAAAGCATTTGTTTGCTCTATGTCTGCTTCTTCAAGCATCTTTATGTCCAGAAGTAAAGAATCATATTTTTCTTTCAGGTCTTCAATTTCGCCTGCCAAACAAAAGTGTTCATCATAATAATCTTGATAGTATTCTTTATCTGAATAAAAGAAATTTTTAATCCAAGAAATCATTTTTCTCTACTCTCCCAAAAATCATTCCAATCACCAGCAGTTCCAATAGAAACATTTGGATTAGAGTCAATCCAAGCACGAGCATCATAATATGCTGCTTCCTTGAGATTATATTCCCTTTCCTTATCTCTTTGAGATTCTGGAGGAACATTACCTTCCACCCACTTTTTCAAGGCAAAGTATCTGTCTCTCCAAATTTGTGCTTCAGGGTTCATAATCATTCAATGTTTTACTATGTTTGGATAACAACCTTTCAGATGCTTTTGCTTTTTGATCTGGGGTCATTTGAGAATAAAGATCAACCAACTTATCGTAGATTGGTTGTGAATAATGTGTCTGCTTCCAATTCATATAAAGATGATAATAATCATCAACAATAGTATTCATTAGTCTACAAGTTTGAAACAAACAGAGTTAAATCTACCAATAATTCCTTTTAGTCTTATCTTGGTGTGCGAAGTATGAACATCCACTTCATCAACAATATATATGCGACCCAAGATCAAATGATATGTGGCATCATTATTGCCCCAAGCAATCTGCTCCTTTGAGCAACCTAAAAATTCTACATTGTCACCAACTTTAAGTTTCATCTTTCTTTTTCAGCGAGAATGAACCATCTTCAAGATCAATCCATTCTAGCACATCACCTTCCTTCCATCCAAGTTTTTCAATCATTTCGTCAGGAAATGTAAGAACTCCATCATCATCAACTAGCAGTGTGGTTTTCATGATTGCTCCAAATGTTTTGGTTTTTCTGTATCAAATTGATAGAACTTCACATCTTTCATATTTAAGCACATCAGTATGGTATCATGCTCCCTACTTTCTCTTGGTGTACCACGATACAAATATCTGCGTTGATAAGCACAACACCAAACACTATAAAAGATTTTTGTTTTATCTGATGATGTCATTGTTGCATACAAATAACTTGCTGA